CATATTTATCTATTTCTGTGCTACCAGATGATGGATAAAACCATAAAAGCTCACTAAATTCAGAATTAACACCTACATGAACTTTATCACGCTCTTCAAAATTAAAATCTAAAAAGACTTTATCTTTAACAGTGCAAGGTAATTGTATGGTTTGACCACTACCATATACATAAAAAGTATCAACCCCCATCCAGTAAACAGCGTCTTCTACCGCAATAGCAGAAGAAGGACTCATTATAGTTATGTTCTTTGATAGTTCTTGCAAACCAAAAGTAAATGGCGGACCTATGAATTTCATAGCGTGTAATGTTTTATTTGTAAAAACAAGCAGCTGTTGTTTTGTTTCAACCGCTTGAACAAAGGTTGATCCACCACCTAATCTTAAATCACCAGCTGTGTTTGTGGCAGTCGGAAACCAATCTAATGGATTTTCTTGTGATGAAAATCTAATTAACAACGGATCTTGTACCCCGTCTCCATCAGAAGAGGTTAAATCAGCACCAAAGCCATCGCACCCAAAAGCAATAACGTGTCTGTCTTGGTCAGAAACTAGAACTTGTTTAGCTCTTTGTGGGATACTTGTTTTTGTACCAGCAAGAGTGTTTAATTTCACGGCTCTTCCACTCAAGCCATTTGTTCTATCCCAATAATAAATAGCCCCATCTCTTGGATTAAGAATTAGATCTTCTCCAAAGTTATCGTGTGACCACAACCTAATCTGTGCACCGGGAACCGTGATCGATGCTGCACTACCCCATCCTACAAAGTCATCTGTTGCAAGGGTATTACCCACTGCCAATCTAACCAATGATCCGTTGTCATGTGTTGCAGCGGTTGTGCCACTATGTCCACGGGTCACTGTCATTGTGTTATCATCAGCGGAAGCCGTAATAAGCATTAACTCGTTATCAATTAAAACAACATCGCCTTCTGTAGTCATACCTGTTTCATCAATAACATCAACGCCTGTCTCACTTGCATCAAGAGCTTCATTCAAAGTTGTTGATAAAGCTCCATTAGTTGTACCACTCCATTGTCCTGCACCCCAACCAGTACCACCTACGGTCACATCTAGACCTGTATTTAACTGATAAGCTCCAACAACACTAGCTCCACCATTGCCCGTATCAGAAGCATTGGCTGCAATGGCAGAAGTAATTGTGTATGAATTAGAACTTACAACAGATACAATCTTATATTCTTTATTAAGAACGGCAGCTGTTATATCACCACCTAAACTCACAGCCCCAGAGAAAGTTACAAAATCATTTTCGTTTGCTCCATGTGCTGGGTCTGCAACAGTTATTGTTGTTGAACCATTTGTAGCTGAAAAAGTAATATCCCCTGCACTGGTTGTGGCTCTAATAGGTGTAATATCATTAAAGCCTTGACCTTCTTCAATATAATATTTTAATTGTGTGCCTATACCTAAAAGATCGGCTCCATCTAATGTTACCCAGTTATGTAAACGTCTTGCCGAACCTTCAAAAGTACTTGTGGTATATTTAGTCCAACCTCCAATCTTTTCTGGAAAACCAAATCTAAACCTTACTTTATCACCATCAACATATCCACCTTCATTACTTTCAGAGGTTATGTCTGATACAACTCCTGGTTTAAATTTTAATTTAGTAATAGGCATTATACTGTGTTCCCTGCTACTGTTCCATTATTTGTTAGTGTAACATTACTTATGCCATTAATATAGTTACCTGCTGCACCTCCTGATTGTGCTGATGTTCCGTTTGTTGGAGCGGTAGACGGAAAAGTAATTGATGTTCCCGATCCATTGCCACCATTAACACCATTCGATCCTGCTTGACCTAATGCACCTCCATTACCTCCTGCACCACCAGCACCTGCGTTAGTACCACCCGCTGCTCCTCCAGAAGATCCACTACCAGCACTAGAATTATAACTGGCTCCTGCACCACCAGATCCACCAGACCCTCCTGAAGTAAGAGTATTTACATTAAGACTAAAATTAAAATCAAAATTATTGTAGTATAAATTAGTACCACCACCAATATTACTTAAATAGCCACACAAATAATATGTTGTACTTGCGTTCAAGTTCATTGTTTGACCACCTGTATAAGTGCCACCACCTTGCCCTTGACTAGCAGAAGTATTACTTGTGCTTATATTTATTTGAGGGCTTCCGTATCCAGAACCATAAGTTGAGGTAATGGAGGCACTGGTTAAAGTATATGTACCAGTTGTACCTAGTTGAAAAGAACAATAAAAAGGACCTCTATTGGCAAGTGACCCTCTAAAAGAGGATGACGTTGTAAAAAATCCCCAGCTATTATTAACCCTGCCCGATTGTAATGCATTTAAATCTACACCACACCATTTTCTATCACCAACAACACCTTGACCATTTAAGTCATTACTACCACCATAACCAGGCTTTGATCCTGCATCAAACCATGAAGGTGCGTCATTGTTAGGTGTATTTCCACTACCATAAGGTGTTCCACCTTCATCAACAAAATTATTTAAAGAAGCATTCGCAGCGACAACACCATTACCACCAGTGCCTCCATTACCTCCGCCTCCTCCACCAGATTTAAGATTACCATTATTAACTATGTCACAAGCAGTACCTACAAAAATAGAATCACCACCAGTACCTCCACCAGCTGCTCCACCTTTACCATAGATATTACCATTATTTGTTATAGTAATATCTCCCGTACCACCAGAGGGAACATTTATAGCATAACCACTAGTGCTTGTGGCTCCTACAGTAACGCCAGAGTTAACAACTATAAACTTAGGATAATCAAGAGTGAAATCAGAACCAAATATAGTTGATGCATTTTGATTGGTAGTATCAGAAGCTATAGTAAACTGAAAACCTATGCCCGCCCCATAGTAATCATCAAGAGATAAAGCACCGCTTGTGGGCACATTAGCTGCTAAATGTGTGGCAGTATTGTTTCCAGCCTTGGCTTTAATCTTGGTTCCTTGACGATAATAATCACCCATAGAAACAGGTGTATTACTCCCAGGACTAAATTCATCCCGAATGTCTGAAAGACTTATTGTTCCAGAACCAGTTAACGCCATTAGATTGATCCAAAAGCTGTGATATTTCCAGTAACAGTTAAATTACCACTGCTATCTAATTTAAATTTGTTTGTTCCTTGATAAGCTATTCTTAAAGTCCCCGCTGATTCAGTGATTGTATAATCTCCTAAATCAACAGTGGTTGCATTCATAGTCGCTGTTGTCATCGATGTTGTAGCCGTAACAGCCGTTGTTGCAGCTAATGTTCCAGTAACAGAAGCACCCGTGGCAGATGTTGCTAACTTTGGACTATTATCATGATAAAGTGTTACGGCTCCATCATCAGCAAAAGTAGCCATGGTTTCTCCACCATCTGCACCACCTAGTAAAGATACTTGACTAGCAGAAATATTTAAATTGCCAGTACCACTGTCAACTATAAAAGAACCATTCGTTGCATGATGATATATTTTTAAATCTTGAGAAGCTCCAAACTGAAGTGTGTCATCAGTGCCAGCCGTGGCAGAATCACCAAAGTTTATATTCTTACCATTCGTATCTAAGTTACCTCCTAATTGTGGAGATGTATCACCTAGAACATCTGTGGATATATTTCCTACATTAGCATTTGCACCTGTTCCATCTGCATAAACAATAGCAGAAGTGCCTGTTGCCATACTAACCGTGGTCCCCGAACCACCGCCTTGTTTGATCGTGGCTGTTTGTCCAGTGCTATTACTTATAAAATACCATTTTTGTTGATCATTAGGATCAATAGTTAAATCAAAAGCTCCAGAAGGTGTTCCTGATAATAATAATACTTTATGATGACCATTTGAAACTGTGCCATCATCTGTTGTTAAGGTTGTGTTTCCAGATATAGTTAAGGTAAGAACACCATTCAATGCATCATCTATGATATCGAAGTTTGTATTGGTTGTTGTTCCCCAGCTTCCAGCTTGTTCACCAGAACCTATTTTCTCTATACCTGTGTTTGATGTATATGTACTTGCCATTCTTACCTCACGGTTCTATTTCTGTGTATGTTTCTGTGCCAGTTGGCGTTATTTCTATCCATGTCTCTGTGCCACTTGGTGCAATGGCTGTGTAAATCTCTGGCGTTGCACCTGCATTTATCTCTTCAAACAACAATTCTCCAAGTGAGTCTTGAGAAAAATTTAAATCTTTAGTGGCAACACCTGATCTTATCATAATACCATTTGATGTTTTTGTAAATGCAGACTCTGTTTCAGACGTACCTAATTTAACTATGTTTGCAGCAGATGTTTCTGTAAAATTAAAGTCAATATCTGAATTAGCACCAGCACTTATAAAGGTACCTGTTGATGTTTGAGTAAAGTTGCCATCTAAACTTGCAATCCCCGACATAATTCCAATAGCAGCATTAGCACTGGAGGCAATACCACTCATTTCGGATACACCTGCTAATACAATACCTTGATCGGCAATAGAGTATTCAGATAGAGCAGATGCACCTAACATCAATCAGCTTCCTGTATTGTGTTGCCTTCAGCTACCCACTCTTGGATTGCTATATAATGTCTGTTAGCAGGGTCTAGTGGTACAAACATTTCTTGACCATCTATTGTAACTAAAATTGAAGTGTTATTGGCATCTATATATCTTGCATTACTTATATTCATTTCATTCATTCTTTACTCCTATAACTCTGCATCTGCTGTCCAACCACCCATAACACCCCATACTGTATCTCCAGTAACTTGATTATTAACACCTATCATTTGTTCTGTTTGTGGAGTAAGAAATAAATTTTGATGAAAAGCTAAAACATTATCTGATGATGGTGATGAACCACCTGAAGCAATATATCCAAGATAACCACTACTGTTTCCGTATCTTACTACTGTTGGCTTAACTCTCATTCTTACTGGTAAATATATAGGACACTGCCCTGCAGCAGTTCCTCCCCACTGTACACAATTACCTAAAGGTTCTGAAAAAGAACTAAAAGAAGTACCATCAGAACCATTAGAGGGAGCAATGCTATACTCCCCTGCTTTTTGAAAATACCTCTGACACAAAGCTAGTTCTTCCCCAAATGACCTATGCTCAAATGGTGTGGCTTGTGAGCCTACTTCTAGTTGGACTCCAGTTAGAAAAAAGTTGTTATCTGTACTACTAAAAAAACTATCACCTCCTACAAATCTATTTGCGTCTGTTCTATTTTGCCATGAAGTGTTTAGTGTGCCACTAGTAAAATTAGAACCTCCATGAAGCCAAAAATTAACTGCAAGACTTGCTCCATTGTCATCATCTAATGGACTTGACCCATCATCTGTATCAGCATCAAATATCATTTCATGTCTTACCCAATCTGTGGTGGTTGCATAAGATTTTGCTATTATTCTACCATTATCATAATCTTGTATCTCTGCGACCAAATTTAAAGCAGAACTTGCTTTTACATAAAAACTTAAAGTAACTTGTTTTGCTCCTGTCACACCTTTGTTTAATAATTGTACATCTTGTCCTTCCAAACTTTGAGCTATATATAAAAATTCATTTGATGCAATAGAGGTATCTGCTGTAGTACAATCAAGTTTTAAACACTTAGCAAACCCAGTAGGACCATCAGAAGTTTGTGACATTGTAAATCTACCTGCTGAATTTCCAAGTTCTGCTTTCCATCTATCACAAGTAAAATATCCTGCTGATGCACCAACTCCAGTTTCACTCGTACCCCTCTGTGCCACTTTCATTGCACCATTGATGATAATATTCCTTCGCCCACCAATCTGACTATTGGTTAGGACTTCACCCATCTTTGCTAATTCTGCTGCTTTGGTCATGCTAGGTCTCCATGAATTGTTACATATAACTCATCAACATCATAATTAGAACTACTGAAAGTAGCTCCAAACCTTATATCGGATGTAGACACACCATCAATAGCAGGATACCTATTCATATGTCCTTCAAAACCACTTGTTTCAGAAACACTTTCGTTTGCTGAATAATCATCATTTGTCATATTACTTGTGTAATTAAAATCATATTTACCTGTACCCTCATCTGTTGCTGATGCAATATTGTAAGAATCTCTTATTGCTATAGTTCCAGTTCCATCTAAGTTTCCCCATGCTTTAGCACTACCATTGAATAGCACACTCGTAGCAATACTATTATTACTACTTGCATCTGTTAATGTGTTTACCCTTAATATACTAGCCATTATGCGAGGTCTCCGTGTGCTGAAACATTATTAACAACGGCATCAAGAACTGCACCACTAGCAGCATTGGATGTTCTGCTATCAATCGCAGATGTACTTGTTATTGTTGTAGATATATTTCTGTTGTCACTTCCTGATGTACTAGCAGATGCACTAGAAGTTGCTGCACAATCATTAGTGTTTGCAAAGGCATTTGTTAGATTACAAACATAAACACCAGTGCTAGTGTCTGTCATACTAGCAAGGTTAAATGAACCACGAGCAGCAGCCCCAGATGCACTTCCATCAAAGTTTATCCAAGCCTTCGCCAGCCCTTGTTGCAGATTAGTTGTTGTACTATTGCCTTCACCTGTAACGTCTATGCTACCTGCTGTGGTTACACCTGTAAATTTATCTACTTTAAGTTCACTTGCCATTATGCGAGGTCTCCAAATATGTTTGAACCAATATAGCCTAAATCAGCCTTATTTCCAGCAGTGTCAAAAGCTACAATATATACAAGGGTTGTGGTACTAGGATTAGCTGACATCATTCTATTACCACTAGTTTCAGAGTTTATTGAAGCAGCACCACTACCACCACCAGAGTAATTAGCATTACTCATTGCATTTGTCATTGTCTTCCTATGCACTCCAGTTGATGTGTCTGTTATACTTGCAATATTAAAAGAATCTCTAATAGTAGTTCCATCACTCTGATTTAACCAAGCCTTCGCCAACCCTTGCACAGTATTTGTTGTAGCACTACCACCCTCTGCGACAGTAACAGAAGTATTACCTATCTTTACATTCGTGCCACCTGACCCTGCTTTATCTACAATGG